TCAATGCATTCTAGAACTCCTGTGATTAAGGATAATCGTCCTGATGGTGAATTAATGGTGCCTTGTCCAGATGATTGTAGTAGTGATGATGATTGTCATTGGAGTTTATGTTGTAATAGATATGGACCTGATAATTGTAGAATGTGTGGATATTGTGGTGGTGGAGGAGGTGGTGGACCAGGTGGACCAGCAAATCCTCCCGCAGCTCCCCCTAAACCAGGAAGAATGGGTGGACCAATTGGAAAAATAATTAGAGGGAGAAGATAATGGATAAATTTGGTAGACAAAAAAAGTTTGGTTCAAGTGGTAAAGGTAGGACTAATCTTAATAATACTAATTCAAGTCGCCCATTAAGAAGAGGACAGCAATATGGAGGTAATTCTACTGATGCATTTATGGGTTCTGATTGTTTTGACGCTTGTGATAGTTATTGGTTGCCACAATGTAGTGGATGTCATGGATGTAGTCCTAATGGATGTCCTTCTGGATGTAATTGTTATATGACTTGTGCAGACTGGGGAAGTGTTTTGGGTACTTGGTTTTGTATGGAATGGACACATTGTGCAAGCCCTGGACCTTGTTATCAAAATCATGCTAATTGTATCATGGGTTGTCCTTCTGGTGGTGGTTATGTAGGTCCAGGTGGTGGTGGTGGGTATGGCGCACCAAAAAGAGCTGGTGGAAGGGTTCGTAATATTAAGAGAAGAGGGAGATAAATGGCATTAGAAAATTTAAAAAGTGCATTTTCAAATCTAATAGAAACTTCTGATGTTGAAGGAAGACATTTGGAAAGTCCTACTACAAAAGAATTATTTACACCATCATCTATTGAAGAGGCCACACAATACGCATACAATAGTGTTTTGGGAGAACCTATTAATGAAGATGGTGGAATAACTCCAGTTAATTTTCCATTAATGGCTGATTTATTTAATAATCCAGAAACCACTACAACATTAAATGATATATCTTCAGACATACGATTTCAAGTAGGTTTGGGATTTCCATCACCAAACACAAAATTAGTTTTGTCAAGAGAAGGGGTAGAGGCCAGTATAGCATATTTCCAAACTGGTACAGGTGAAATGATGTTAGCTGCTTCTGGAGCTATAACAAAATTAGGAAATGCAAGTGAAAAATTAGCAAAGGTTGGAATTGATTTACCAACTTTTGATTTCGGTGTACAAGTAAAAAATCCATTTAGTGAAGGAACTTTTTTAGGAGATTTATCTAAACCAGATCCAGTGCCTGTATTTTTGACATATCCAAATCAAGTAGAAGAAATGTTTAATCCAAATGGTGGTAATTTAACAGATGATTTTGCAAATACAGGTGATAAAGATTCAACTCGTGGTATTGTATTTCAAGTATTGGGAGATAAAAATAAAGAAGGTATGACTCCAGATTTTGGTTTTCAAGATAAAGTTCAAAATGAAAAAACAGTAGACTATATAAATCCAGTTGCTGGATTTACTCCTGGAAATATACAATTTAAAGACAATTATTTTAAAGATATTGGTCAATCACTTGGTTCATTGGGTGATGCATTAGGACCTGGTGAAGGTATTGGTGATTTATTTGGAGCAGCTGCACTTGGTGGAGCTTTAGGTTCATTAGGTGGATTTGGTGGGTTAGGTGCAGGAACATTTGCTGGTTTAAAATTCATATCAGAAAATGATAAAATAAGAGACGCTTTTTCTAATTTAGGTGGTGTGTTTGAAAATATTGGTGGTTTTGGTAAAAGTATACCAATGCCAAAGTTTCCAAAATTAGATATTGATTTTGGTAAAATTGGTAATTTCTTCGGTGGTGGTTCTGGTCTCGGAGGATTTAATTTAGATGGTATAAAAAGTGGTGTTAGTTCATTTGTCAGTAATGCAGGTGATAAGTTGAATCAATTAAGTGATACCATTAAAGATGTTGGTGGTCCTATAGCAAATGCAGCAAAAGATTTAGCATCAAATTTAAATCCATTGGATGAATTTACATTACCACAGATAGATTTAAAAAACCCAAGACAAGTTTCAGTTACTGAATACGGTGGACAAGCTATTTTTAAACAAAATACACCAAGAGCTTTATCAAGAAATATACCGATTAGAACAACGAGACCTCAAGAAACTGCTGATAGAGCTTATGTTGAAAATGATGTATCTACACCTTATTCAAAATTAGGAGAAATTAGATATGCAGGTATTGGTGAAATTGGTAAATTAAAAGCACCAAAAAGTTATTATCCAAATGCTTCTATGGATGAAAAAGCTGGTGGTGATAAGTTTACAATAGCTGATATCAAAGGTCCTACATTATCTGAATATGATGATGGAAAACCAGGATTTGTAGATTCTGAAGATAATGGGATGCCTTTCTTTTTCAAAGATTTGAGAGACAATACTTATATAATATTTAGAGGATACATAGAGGGATTAACTGATACACCATCACCAAATTGGTCTGAACAATCCTATATAGGAAGAAGTGAAAGTAATTGGGTTTATACAGGAACAAATAGAGAAATATCTTATACCTTTAAAGTTGCTGCACAAACAGCTGTTGAATTGGATTCAATTTATTTAAAACTAAATAAACTATTAGGTTTAACTTATCCAGAATATAAACCAGACCAATTTTTACAAACAGGTAACCAACTTAAAAATGGAGAGATTCAACCTTTGTTTAAAACAAGAATGAAACCACCATTGGCTAGAATGAGAGTTGGGGATTTGTTTGGAAATCCTAATGGTCAAACACGAGATGGTATTTTAGGGTTTTTGAAAAGTTTAAGTTATACTTGGCCTGATAATTCACCATGGGAAACGAGAAAAGGACAAAGAGTTCCTAAATTTTGTGATATTACGATAGGATGGCAAGTCATACATGAACAAGTACCTGATATGAATTATCCTGAATTTTTTGGTTATAATCCAGATAGAGAACAGGCTAGAGAATTATTAAAACAAAATTCAAATACAGCTAGTGAAACAGCTGCATTAGGGGGTTAGTATATGCCAGAATTTCAATGTTCAGCTTTCGATTTAAATACTGATTTACGTGAATGTATACAGGGAGAATATAATGATCCTGTACATGGTTTTGTTTCACAACCAGCTTTGATGGGGAATCTTTCAGAAATGATTGGAGATGTAAATGGTGATGGACAATTTAGTGCTATAGATGTATATTTAGCATTAGGTAGGATGCAAACAGGTAATTATAATCAATATTGTTATGATGAAGCTGTAGATTGTTTCTCTGGCTGTGGTGGATTTAGTGCTCAGGCTTGTGCAAATGCATGTAATAACAAATTAAGACATTGTTGTACAAAAACTAATTTATATGAAAATGACCCATTAGCTGGTAATATATGTGGAATGGAAAATACTGAAAATCCAGATTATGAATTGTTTTACTATGATTGTACTTGTTTTTCACCTGCTATTGAAACACAATATCCTGTAACTCCACCAAAAGCTATACCTAAATGGCAAAAACAAAAGACCGAGAATGAATTGAGAAGTGGAGGAACAGCACCAAATAAATTAAGAAAAAATATGAGAAAAAGAAGGAAGTGTGGTTTTGGAGAAATAAGACTACCAAATGGTAATTGTATTCAAAAAAACAATAATAATAATGATGTAATGGCACATGGTAATTGTTGTAATCTTAATAGGTGTGAAGGATTTAGTGTTAGAGTTACATGTGAAGTTGTAGAACAAACATGTATGAACCCACAAGGATGTTTTGTAGATGTTTCAGATAGTGGCGGAGATCCTTTTGGTGATCCTTTTGGATGGGAAAATTCAGGTGGTGGCGGCTCTTATGCATATGGTGAAACATACGTCACAAATCAATTTAACTTTGAACCATTATCTGGAGGTGGATTTGGTTGTTCTGGTGGTTGTACTTTAGCAGGCGGAAGTTTAGAATATGCTTGTTTGGGAATAGATCCTGAATCATCAATGGATACAAATTCAAGTGTTTGTGGAACAGTAACATCTTGTAATTGTGCCTGTACTGAAAGTTGTGGGTCATCAACACCTTCTATTTCACAACCACCAAAAATGTTTTAGAGTAGGAGAATATAATGTCAAGGTATAAATCAACAAAAATAAAAAAAAATAAAAGAGAATATGGAAGAAAAATTAGTTCTTTGAGTTATAGAACAACTATTTATGAAGACACTCCTGAAAAAGATGATGATATTTATGTTACAACACAAGAAGGTGATAGATTGGATAATTTAGCACTAACATTTTATGGTTCACCACAACATTGGTGGTTCATAGCACATGTAAATAATTTAACTACTATAAATGTTGAAGCTGGACTAACATTAAGAATACCATCATCTTTATCAGACGCAAGAGGAAAATAAGTTATGGCAAAAAAGTATCCATTTAAGGATGATGAAATATTTGAATATGATGCAAATTCTGGTAAATATGATTTACAAGAAGAAGAACTGCCTGAAAATTTACAACAAAATATAAAGAAAAAAGGTGCTTCCTCTGTATCTGTATTTGGTTCAGATATGGATATTTTAACCAAATTAAAATTAGAAGCTAGACAAAATCTTAATTTATCTAATAGAAATCCAAATGAATCAATACAAAGTAGATATTCAGAAACAGGTAAGACACTTTTAACAGATTCTTCTTTAGGTATAAATCTACAATTTGATGGTCAATCAGATTTTTCTTCAAGGACACCCATAGCTAGAATGTGGACAGCTGTTCAATTAGAAAGATATACAGATAGAAGGAGATGGTCTAAACATTCAGATAGTGATTATAAGAGAGATGCAAAAAAATATGCTTATGTGGTAAGAGGTAATAGTGTATTTGAACAAAACATACACAAACATGATAGAATTATTTATGTGGTAGGTAATCATACAATGAATGAATTTCAAGGTAAACCAAATGAACCACGAACTGGTGAAACATTACAAAATGGTTTAGGTGCAAAAATATTACCACAAATAAGTGAAACAAATAGTAATGAATTTTTTCTACCACCTGCAGGTATAACTTCAGTTTCTATGGAAACCGAAGGGGCTTTAGGTTTGATAAAAAAAACATCTGTGGCTTTTACAGTTAATAATTTTCATGATTATGAAAATATATTTCAAAGATATTTTTTGAGACCAGGAGCTCAAATTTTTGTAGACTTTGGGTGGAGTGGTGTTCCCTTATATGACCCCAAATCATTATGTTATGATGATTACAAAAAAGGTAGAGAATTGGATGAATTGTTATATGGAACTGACGGAATAGTTACATCAGCAGCAGGTGACTTGGATGTTATACAAGGATTTGTAACAGAATTTAATTCAAAATTAACACCCGAAGGAATATATGAATGTTCTGTAGAATTAGTTTCAAGAAATAATTCTTTGATGGAAGCGTCATTTATGGGTGGTGATGCATCACAGAAAAAAAGAATGTTAGCTACTATAGATTCAGTTATTTTAAATTTTGCTGCAAAACACTTTGGGGCAGATTTAATTGGACAAAATAAAATGTATGATAATACCAATATGGATATACAAAATGAGATAATGTATACTTTTGGTAAGGAAAGATTACAATCCAATGGTACAGGTGGAAAAACAAAAAATGTAAAGATACCAGCTTCAAAAGAAGTATTATTGACAGGAGTTTATTGGCAAACACAATATGCAAAAGATCCAGAAGATGAAGAAAATCCTGATGAATTAAAAGAAGTACCAGCTAGTGATAAAAATATCTACATAATGTGGGGATTATTCGAAGATTTAATTTTAAACGAACAATTTGGATTTGGTAAAGACAAAAAAGATGTGCTTTTTGGAAATGATGTATCTATAAGATTTGATTCTTCAAATTCATATGTTTCTTATTCTAAACTATTAGAACAATCAACTTTTATGGCAAAAGCTGAAGCTTTTGATTTTAGATATCCTGAAACTTGGGATAAAACATATAATACATATAGAAAAAAGGTTAATGTTAATCGATTGACAACTGATGGTAAATACAAAAAGAAAACCGATAGTGAAGATTATAAGACATGGACAGATTTAGATAAACATTTAAGAAGAGTTCCATTAAGAGAAATTTTTGTAAATTTATCCGTGATAAAAGAATCTATTGAGAAAAAAAATGATGTAAAAGGTATAATGAAAGAGGTTTTAGATAGATTAAAAACAGCATCAGGAGATGTATGGGATTTACAATTAGGTGGTGGTAGAAAAGATGGTAGTGTTGTATCTGCTATAGATAGAAATTTTGTTCAAGCGGAAAGAGATGATTTAGGAGGAACAAGTTATCTTGATAAAATGTTTATGTTTAAACCACATTCACCAGATTCTATAGTTAAAGATATGAATTTAGAATTTGCAATGCCAAGTAATGACATGGGTAATATGATTGCAATAAATTCAGGAGCTGGTGGTAATTCTGTTTTTGCAGTTAATAAATCTGTTGATAGAAATTTAGCGATGAGTATTTTCAATGAATTAGAGGGTGATGTTAGTGCACAATATTTACCAATGATGGGAACTTACCCTATGGAAAAATACACAAAAAAAATATCAGAGGGTTATATCATAGATTCACTATATAATGATGATGATATTATATTTTCAGGTGATTCTGAAACATCAAATGCCATTTTATCTGAATTTGGTAGTGTAAATGCAGCTTCTTATGAAGGGAAAACAAAAAGTAGGTTGGGAAAAGAAAAGTGGAATGACTTACAGATGATTAATATGACAGAAGAAGAAATTGAAGAAGCTGGAGGTGATGATGAAGATATTGAAGCTGCTAAAGCAAAAAAAGAAGAATTAGAACCTAAAGAAAGTGACTTTTTAAATGATACAGACCAATTAGCTTCTGGATTAGAAGATTACTATAAACTTTTAGCGAAGTCAAGTTATTTTTTCTTAAATACATCTTCACTTTTACCAATATCAATATCTTTGACAATAGATGGAATAACATCACTAAATGTTGGTAATCTATTTAAAGTTGATTATTTACCAAAAATGTACAGAGAAACTGTTTATTTCCAAATAACATCATTAAAACAAGATATCACAAAAGATGGATGGAAAACTGAAATAGAAGCTCTAATGAGAATAGCTCCAGTTGCTAAAAAGAATGCAGGAATATATGCAGAAAGTACAAATATATACCTATCTAAAAAAGCGTTAACTGATGGTGTTGATATAAATGTATCTAATAAACAATCTTTTAAATCGAAAGTTAAAGATTCATCTACATTATTTCCATTCGTATCTAAATTACAAGTAATGGGTACAGGTGATGACTTTGATTTAGGAATGACTGATTATGTAATGTCATTCGAAGCTTCAGCAGAATATATTGTGTTTAGAGGTGACTTTAAATCAAATGTCACTACAACTAGTGATAAAGAAATTAAATGGGGAGTTGGAAAAGGATATATTCATTGGGGATTTCCGTGGGGTAAAGATGCTAGTTATTGGGATGATGAATGGTTACATGGTGTAGATTTTTATTGTGGTAGATATCCAAACTTTTTTATAAGTGGATTACAAGACGCTAAAACATCTAAAGCTGAAAGAGGTGGTTGGGATTTTTATTATAATTATTGGACTTGTAATATGATTCCAGGGAATAAATACATTATTCAAATTTCAAAAAATAATAATGCTGTCATTTATCCATATCCTTACACAAATGGAAAATTAAATGAAGGTGATTTAAAAATGTTACAATGGCATATTGATGGTATATTTCATATGTATTCTGGTAAATACTACAAAAGTAGAAACTATAGACCAATAAGTTCTGTATGGGAGAGGATGAAAAAAGCTCAAGCTCATATGGATGCAAAAACAAGAGGGTTTTTTGTAAGGGGGAGAAAACCAAGTTGGATAAATAAAACTAGCTTTTGGATAAAATCTGTAGTGGATTTAAAATTTAGAAAACAATCTGATTAAAAACGTTGTTTTATTCCTAAAAATGTTATATATTGAGGTACGATGTATATTGTTATACCTATATTTAAAGAGCCATTCTTACATCCATTACACGAAAAAAATGGATTATCAGCCCTATGGGTTCAACCAGAAGGTGATGATAACTTCTTTATAATACAGAAACATCCTGATTCAGATGACATACTTCAAGATTACAAATGGTTAGACGAAGAATTAATTCAAACACCTGACAAAAAAATATTAAATCATTTCTATGAATTTAAAGATGTAGTGGATAAAAACTTCATTTGGTGGAATGAAACAGGTAAACCATTTGAGAA